TCTATCAGAAGTTGCTGCTGGCACATTAAAAGTAGATATTACCTTTCTATTCGGTATATCAAGAGACTTTGAGCCATAACTTCCAGCGCTGGAACCATTACTAAAATATACAGCATAAGCTTGGCCTTGGTTGCTCCCGCCATACTCAGAATACCTCACAAAAGCTTCAATCAGAGATTGGGTTACAACTTGATCTCCAATACTGTATTCATACTCAATAATTCCGTGTGGTGTCGAAACACTTCCTGAAAAGATTGCTTTGGGAATCTTGAAATAAAGAGAATATGTAAACCTAAGTGTTTGCCCTTCTCCTACGCTTATCGAGGCGGGGTTTCCATTTGTATCTTTTATCAATGCTCTTGTAATCAATGTTCCAGTAGAGTTGTTTAGCCGCACACCAAGCTCTGAAATTTCATTGTTTATAATATTGGTAAAATCTGTAGTTGATCTCAGGCTGATTAAAAAATTATCTGTACTGTCTTGGTATGTACCAACAGACCACCCACCCATATAAGTTCCGGCCACCTGATTCCCTAGATCAGTATCGGTTACAGATGGAGGTGTAACAACCCCAGACCCTAGACACAGAAATGTGGTTTGATTTGGGAGTGGCCTTGGGATATCAAGATATGAATCCAAAATTAAATTAGTCTGCTCAGGCACATCAACAACGATATCCCCAGTAACATCATCAATTACCTGATACGCATACGCACCCTTAATGCCAATTTGGTTTTGGGTATTTATTTCATTCATTGGTTATACCTGATTGCTGGTTACGCTCAGAACAGCGGCACCCGTCACGGAAATAAAGCCCTGTTCGTCTGATTGTTCGACGTTGGAATCCCTTACGATCAGGGTTTCCATGCTGCTAGCGGAAAGCACGTTGGCCCCGGTTACGGAAATAAAGCCCTGTTCGTCTGATTGTTCGACGTTGGAATCCCTTACGATCAAAGCCGCCTCTGACGCTACCGAAAGCACAGCCGCACCAATGACCGTTGGGCATATTTCTTCCGGCGGTATCGGGTCTGGGTCATTGCCTACGTCAGAGCCTAAATTCCCCCACATATCCATCACAATCAGCGTGGCAAACATGGAGAAGTCACCCAGTGTTGCACCGGTAATGGACAGCCCTTGCATGGTCGGGTCTTCGTCAATTCGCCAGATGGTTTTGGCCATAGCGAACTGCTGCAGGCTTGTTTCAAATTCCAACCCATTATCGGCGCCAATGTGCCAGGGGTAGGTATTCCATGGTGCCGCTTCGGTATCAAAGGGGTTGTGCTGGTACAGCTCGCCCATCAATACGAAATTCGCAATCATGCACGGTCCCAACTAAATGACAGCGTAAAGCCAATGTCGTTATTGGCTGGATTTATAAGTGGAGTTTCCAACTCAATAACCGGCAAATTCTTTTCGTTGCTGGCCGCCTGAAATCCGGTAATTGTTCGGTTTAATTCAGTCGCGGAAAAATTCACTGTGGCCGTTGCAGATTGTGTTGCCACTTCATAGAGCCAACTGAATACGTTCGCCACCACGCTGCTTCCGTCGCTGAAATTGGCACGCAGCCCGACGCCGGCAAAGGGGTTATTAAACCGGCCAGCCAGAATGCCAGCAGGGGCGGTTAATTCATCGTGCGGCTTAATGGTGAAAGCGCTGCTGCCGTAGGGCGTGGTAACAGTACCGGTGGTCATTACGTCAGGAATCAGGACGTACACGAAGTACGATATTTTCAACGTCTGGCTTGGCGCTATCGGAATAATGGTGGCCAGTCCGTTGCCGTCGCGCACCAGTGAGCGGCTGCGCACGGAATCGGCATCAGGGCCGCGGAATCCCACCTCTGAGATATTGCCGCTCAGTCCGGTACACGTCGCGGTTACGCTGCGCTTTGAATACCGGTTCGCGCCCTGCATAAAAATAACAGCGCTGCTGGTGAAACTGGCGCTGGCGCTTGCCAGTTCGTTTTCAAGTGCGGTATCGGTTACCGCTGGTTGCCGCATGCCGGTGCCAACGCACAGAAATCCGCTATTAAACGGATCGCCCAGCGTCAGCGCTGTATCGGTAATCAGGTTGTCGAACTCGCCAGTGTCGGCCAGTAGTTCGGAATTACCGAACACCTGCAGGCGGTATGCGCCCTTAACTGCTTGCATCATAACGGCTGCACGTCTCCGATTAAGTCCCACATGGCCGGCACGCCGCCCTGCTCTGCCCGGATAGCCACCAGCGATACCACGGAGCCATTGCCGCGAAGAATCAGCGTGCCGGGGCTGTTCACAAGCCCACCATTCAGCGGTTGCACCTGGACAGTGCCGTGGCCGTTGTTACGGATCTGAAAGGCGGTACCAGGCACCGGGTCGCTTATCAGAAAGAACGTCACAGTATTCAGGTCATCGTTCACCATGAAATAACTGAAAGCGTCGTCCTCGGTGCCGACGGTCATCGTCGTTGTGCCGGCCTGAACTTCGATAATGCCCACGCCTGTAAGCGCGATACGCGCCCAGTGTCGTGCACGGCCAGCCCAGTAAGCAGCCTGGTCCACCAGCTCTTTGCAGCGCTGCAGGAAGGTCGGCAAATTAAACGGAATCATGGCGCCCCCATAATGTCGGCATGCTTGGCGGACACATCGGCGGCCAGTGCATCCAGATAGGATTTTGTCTCCGGTGCTAGCTCGTCAAACCGAACCATAACGCCAAGGTCAAAGGTCGGATCAAGCGCCGTGGAAAAGCTGAGTTTGATTTCCTGCGGCTGGCTGGCGCTGCCCTGCACCACGGTCGGCACATCCTTCATCAGCACACTGTTGGGAATGTGCGTCTGGTAATACTGCTGCCGGTACTGGTCTGCAGCCTGGATCACCGCAACGGCTAACATCAGCGGTATGCGGTTGCCGGTACCTGTATCCACGGAGAACTCAACCACGGCCGAGGGCGAGGAAAGGGCTGCGGTTTGCTCAGCAGTCAGCGTAACCGATACCTGACCTTGTGCGCCGCTCACGGCGTCAGCAACGGCCGACACCAGCAGCAGGTCACCCAGGCGCGAACGGCTGCGCCCAATGCCAACGTGCAGGGTCCAGCCGGTGCAATCAATGGCGGCTTCAGTATCAGCATTCAAAAAGGTGACCCGCAGCGCTTTTGGCTCGCCGCGTACAATCGGATCAATGGTGATCATTATTTATTCGCCGGATTATTCGGTGATATTCGGGAAGTGTTCTGCAGTTTTATCCCCAGCGCGTTATAAGCGCTCTGCAGGTACGTCTGTGAGCGCGTAAAATTACCGGCGTCATCTGCGTCTTTATCGTAGGCACGGTGCAGGACGTAATTCATCAGCGCCGGGTAATAGCGGTCATTCACTCGAAGCAGTGTTTCGTTATCTTCATATTCTTTCGGTAAGTGTTTCTTGGGTTCCAGTGCACAGACCAGCTCAATCAGCGAGCCAGCAGTTGCGGGCGGATACACATAAAAGCGCTTCGGATCGCGGTCGTCGTACAGGAAAAACTCCTGCTGGTTGGTTGGTGTTTCCGCCATCCAATTAGGGCGAACAGAACTCAAAACGGCAATGTCGCTTGGCATAATCGGCAGCTGCCGCCCTTCCAAATTGCGTGTCACGTTAATCAGGCGCACCGCATATACCGGAAGCTCCTGACGCACACCGGTAGCGCACTCAAACTCGGAGTTATCGGCAAAGGCTTCCGGCTCCTGCTCTGCAAGAAATCGGTACGCATCATTCAAATATTCGACCAGCTCGTCATTGGTCCAGCGCACACCTTCGGTTTGGGTTTCCTGCAGTGTTCGCCGGACGGTCTGGATCAGTTCGCGTACACGGGTTGCCATCGTCAGACTCCATAAACTGACCGGCTGTATTCAGCCCGGCCAGTTCGTGATACGGAAAATTGATTGCGAACGTCGGCAGCAATGCGCAAACAGTCGCGCTCGTATTCGTCCTGGTAATAGCCTGCCATCTGCGGATTGCTCCATGGTTTTTCCGGCATCAGCATCAGCCTGCGCTTAACACCGGTTGAAATGGTTTCTGCCCAGCGGTTAAGCAGGTCAGCCGGTGCAGCCTGTGCGGTTGGCATCGGTTTCAGCAGTACGGTTACCCGGCAATTGCCGGACTGGCCGTTGGTGAATGTAATCCGGCCCGGTGCGTCGGCAATGTAGTTGCCTGGCAGTTGTAGGCTGTTATTCAGCTGAACCATTTGCACGCCGACAACCAGCGTATCCGGGTGCGGCGACACCAGATCGTAGTCGGCAACGTCAGCCGTTATGGTCAGATCAATGTGCTCACGGAAGCAGTGCGTGGCCTCGCAGAATTGCGAAAAAACCAGCGCTGCCGTTTCCGTGATGGTTGCGCGCGGGCAA